GCTGCATTACCAGCCATGAAAACAGAAAAATCACTCATCATTAAATCCTCCCAATTTAATTAAAAGAGCGGATGGGGTATATCGCCCCATCCGCTTTATAGATGTTTAGTTTCTTACAGAACGCCGTCCATAAGAGTGTACTTTTCGGGAATTTCAAACCGCTCTGCGGTGAAATCAATGCTCTCGGTCAGAACATCGTCGCTGTCAGCGTCGAAAGCTGCCAGAGTCATGCTGTCCCAGTTGCAGTCATAAAGGATAATGGTCTGTCTGCCGATATCGGAAGCGGTGATATCCTCGTTAGTGATCTGCATATCGAAGTAGATGTCCTCACCAGTCTCTTGGAACTTATAAGCGAGTTCACGCCAGATGGAAGTATTCAGATGGAACTCAGCAGAACCAGTAATAGTGGAGCTGGTAGCCTTGTGACCACGGTTCATACGACCAAGGATAGGAACTTCGGTCTTGTTCTTCTCGAAGTTAACTTCCAGATTGATAGCGGACATAAAGTTATAACGGTTGCCGTCAATGGTGACATAACATTCAGCCATCTTAGCGGAAACCGCATTACGAGCGTGCATAGTCTGAGCCATTTATGTCAACCTCCTTACTGAACCACGACGGTCATGTAGAGCTGTGCCATAGCGTTAACTACGGTAACAGCATCGTTCACGACCACGGATTTCTTATTAGCGCCTTGCTCAACAGTGAGCAGAGAAGAGTCAAAGTTCTCAATAGCTTGGACGCTCTCTAATTCCTTGTGATGAGCAACAATGTCAGCCCACAGGCTAACGCGACCAGAAGCGTTATTAGGAATCTTACCAAGATACTTGGTGTTAAACAGCTTGGCAATATCGTTAGCAATCTGGTCAATCACGCGGATAGTCTGGTTAGACTTGAAATCTTCGCCCTTATCGACAGTAGTATCGACCAGAGAGTTGATATCCTCTAACAGACGAATATCGCCGTAAACCAGATGGAACGCGATCTGACCAGCTTCAATGCAAGCTTCCAGTTGGCTCTGAGTCTTATCGGTCACAATGGTATACTCACCATCGTACAGCATATTGGTGCAGGATTCGTTAATCTTGCAACCAGCTTCCGCACCAGCCACCCAAGCGACCAGAGCGTGAGCAGGTGCGCTATCACCAGAAATGGTGGACACCACATTGATAACGCCCTCGTGATTGGGGCTCTCTTGGTTGTAAACAACCACTTGGCACTTCTTACCCATATCATCGCGCCAAGACTTAACGGCGGTAATATATGCGGACACATCATCTGCGCTTGCGGTATAAGCGCACAGAACATTAAATTCATAAGGGTCAAACGCAGCAATCGCTTCGGAAACAGTACCAGATTCACCGAGGTCATACACATAAACCTTGGTCGCGTGACAGAAAATCTCACGCAGAGGTGCTGCTGCGTCAGAAGTATACTCGACACCGATTAACTCATTAGTGTTGCCAACGAAATCTGCTCTGGTCAGTTCAATCACATTACCAACTGCCTTATTCAGAGGTAAGGCAATTGCCACTGTGCCGCGCTCACCAAGAGCGGAAGAGGTAGAAGCAAGACTCACAAAGTTAATGTAAGAGCCGGGTAAAGTTTTGTTTTGAGTAACAAAAACGCCACCACCTAACATACAATCATTCCTTTCTTTTAGTCAGAATAAGAAACAGTCTCAGAAATATCGCCCATTTTTTCAGCTTCCTCAACTTTTCTAATCGAGGTGAATTTATAAGTTATAAAGATTTGTAAAACATCGTCTACCATCTGCCAACTTATGTTTTCGCCACGAAGAGTTGTGTTTTCAAACGGAAGATACTCCAAACACTCTATCGCTTGTTCTGCTATGTTGTAACAATCTTTTTTAAGATCAGTTTTGCTGTCACTAAAATAATGAAGTACGAGCGGCATAGTCCTATCGTAAAGCACGGGGCTTTTCGACCGTTGAAGCGGGATTAACATATCCACGGTAAAACACGGAGTTGTTAAGTTCTGCTCAACATCTTCCACATAATAGCGGTAATTAGAACCGAAGGTAGTGCCTAATTGTTTAGTGACAGCATCGAATATTTTATTAACCATTAGAAGCACCCCTCCCACCATTTATCCAAATGTCGTTGGATAATTGACTCTATTAAAGTGGTATTTTCAAGATCGAGAATACCTTTTTCCACGAAAAATCTACCTTTAACGAATGGTTGTTTTAACACCATTCCACCTTTAGCAGTTTGGTCGTAATAAAATCGACCGTTTATAAAATGACCGGGAATGAATCGTCCGGGCGTTTGCCTATGACCATCGTTAACCCAAGTCGCGTACATGGTTGGGTTTATCAGTAAAACTTCAAAACCACCGTTTACTTCGGTTACTGCAAAGTCGTTTTTATCCCATCCGTTTATTAACGCCCAAGTATCACCAATTGGTGTGTGGGCTTTAATTCGCCGTAATAATTCGTGAGCAATCTCTTTAGTTGCCCGTTTAAGTTCGGTATCGAAGCGTTTCTCATCGTTAAGCGCGTCGGCAAATTCCAACAGTTCTGTGAAATCCCACTGGGTTTTCATGCCGTTTCCTCGTAGAGTTCCAACACGATTTCTTGGTGATTACAATACACTGCTGGCTGACCAGAGCCTTTATACTTCTCAGTAACGCCGTGTTGAGTGACCTCGATAACAGAACCCGGTTTAATCACTAAATCTGGACGAATAAACAAGGTTATGCTTTGCGATACCACTGCTGCGCCGCTTTGAATGTTAGTAGACTGTTCGCGATTGTACGATAATCTACACGGTTCGTCCACAAGCACTGGAACTAACTTCTGTGTAGTCTGATAAGTGTTTGGGTGGGTAACATCTTGGTACTCATAAATCGTACAATTACCAACCCATAAGATAGATAATGGATTTTTCACCATATCAATCTCCTATGCGGAGTACACCACTTATCGAACCCGCGCTCTAAAGACTTAACAAACGCATCAAATCTATTTTCGGGAGTGTCTTCACCTTGACCAACGGCATATGTGAGAGTGGTATCACCCTCTTTGATGCTCTTAATCACAGCATCATAATTGAATCCTTCCAAAGAACCAGAGTTCTTTTTATAGTAGAGAAAATCACTACAAACCCGGTCAATAATTCGCGGGTCTAAGATTTCTGGAATCTTGGGGGTTCTGGTGAAGTTATTCACAACATAATTGAGAATTTTGGTTAACTCAAAATCAATCTGCTCATAATCGGATTCCGTTGCGGTATATCCAAGTTGTTTAAGCCGATTGATTACTTGTGTTCTATCAACCATTTACTCACCCCCTAATTATTTCAAGTAACTTTTCCTTACTGCGAATATTTTTCATCTTAAAGCCGTAGCCGTTGGCTTTCATCCAATCGCGAAGTTCGTTGGGTGTCATAGCGTCAAAGTCTGGTTGGTTGGCAGTTCCAACATCTTCTACAACCACTTCTGGTTGGACGGTAGCCGCCTGTTCTACCCTCTGACTTTCGACAGTATAACCCCGGCTTTTGAACCACTCTACCGTGATCTGGTCAGTAGTCTCACCCACGCCATTTACAAATCGAACATTATTACGCCAACCATTAAAGTCCTTAACAGGAGCGTAAATCTTCATAAAATCCTCCCCCTCGTGTGAAATTACTCAGCGACTTCGGGGGTGCTGCCCTCGATAGCGTCCTGTGTAATAGTGCCGTAGCGAACAGTCACGCCATCCACATATCGAGCGTTGGTGTTGGTAGTGTCAGCACCGAGCTTATCTTGGGTGGGAGTGCCTAAATGCTCGCCAGTATAATGACCATTAGTGGAAAGGCGTTCACCAGCAATAGGCTCGCCCCACACTTGATTCTGGTACTTAAACTCGTTAGCCATATAATCAATCCTTTCTAAAAGAGTCGAGGGGCAAGCCGAAGCTCACCCCTCTAAAGGAGGACTCAGTTAATTACTGAACCTTGATGTTGCGGAAAGCACCAGCAGCCTTAGTGGACTTGAGAGCGCAACCAGCAACCATTTCGACTTCGCCCTTCTTCACAGCACCAGCAGTGGAGAAGTCGGGAAGCCAAGTGCGGACAGGAGCTTGACCAGCCATAGAGATAGCGTGGAAGCCGTCCATGCCGAACTTCACAGCGTACAGAGAAGTAACACCGTCAGCAATACCAACAATGGGGTCGTTAGAACCAGCCTTTGCGCCGAGATCGACAAAAGGAATGTTGCCGTAATGCTCGACCTTCTGACCGAAGTTGTTCATGGTGACTTGATACATACCCATGCGACGAGCAATAGCGCGGAACTTAGCAGCCATCTTAGCGTTGCACAGAATAGCGTCAACACCTTCCATAGTGCCAAGCCACTCGTCAAGCTGGTCAACGAAAGCGACAGCGTTAGCAGTCACCAGTTCGGAGGTAGACAGGTCAATGGCAGTACTGGGCTTGTACTCAGTATCGCTACCAGTCACAGCCACATCCAGACCATCGAACACCAGAGGATTGGTAGCGGAGTCACCGTTAATCAGAGTGTCGGAGAACAGAGCGGAAGCAGCCTTAACCTTCTGAGAAGCCTGTAAAGCCACCTCATCAGCAATACCGCCCATACCAGCGATAATGCGGTCAACCTCGTAAGCACCGCCGAACACTTTCAGATCAGTGGTGTAACGCTGCTTCTGAACTTCGTGGGTGTTGTACTCGCTATTCACTGCACGGAACTCAGCAGTGGGTTGAGTAATCAGACGGGTATAACCATAAGTAAGAGTTGCGCCACCGCCAGCGGGGGAAACGCAATCGTGGAAAGGAATGTTGTTAAGAATATAAGAACTCTTAGCAAATTCATCGATAATGCCGCGCTGGAGGTCGTCAGTAACATTCAGCTTGGCTTGTGCTAAAGTAACAGCCATAGTTTAATCACCTTTCTTAATCGAAATTATTTAGTAAGTGCTTTTGCCACGGCTTCGGCAAAAGTGTTAGCGGGAGGATTACCGCTCTTGCCACCATCGGGTGGGTTGTTTAAATGAGTACCAGAAGGTGCGCCGGGTTGACTCTCACCAAACAGGAAACTCGTATCTTCACCACTCTTTAAGGTTTCTAACTGTTCGGTTAAACCAGACAGTTCGCCGTTCTCAAAAGTGATCTTCGCCATATCCAGTTGTGCAATAACCGCCTTAACATTTCTTGCCTTGGCATCGCGGACACCCGTTTCAATGGCGTGGGTTTTTTGAATCTCAGAAACCTTGGTATTGAGTTCATTTGTCAGATTGGTCTTATCAGCTTCTAACTGAGAAATCTTTTGATTGAGAGCATCTGTATCGCCAACCTTTTGAGTTAAGGTTACAATCTCTGTTTTCTTGCTTTCAAGTTCTTTCTCCAAGTCAGTAACTTTGGTTTTATAACTATCTAACTCACCCTTCGCCTTACCAATGTCGGAAGAGTTTTCATCTAAAATCTTGCTGATAGTCTCAGCATCTTCAATACCTAAGTTCTTTAAGAAATCACGCTTCATAAAAATACTCCTTCGCTTTTTTTCGTGGTTGCTCCACCAGAGTTGTAGTTTTGCGTCCTACTTGACAACATTAAAAATAGCTGTACCCAATTCGCTTGGAATTACCATCGAATGTGATACATTGGAATTGACCTAAACTATTAGGCATATATTTGTTACGAACAGCATAGCCGCCGTAACTTTGAAAAGGCATGACCACAATATGTTGATAGCCAACCGTTTTCACTTTGTTGTGGGTTAAGTCCATTCGGATTTTACCCAATGGTTGGTGTGTTCCAAGGTGAGTGTGACCACTAATGAAGCAGTCGCAGCCATCTACGGCGTAAGTCCATTGTTCATCTTTGTTCTTGGATTTACCGTGCGTAAGCACCACTCCGTATGTATTTGGGTTCTTACCTTGTTTCCCAACAGTTAACTTAATAAAACAAGCGTTCTCTCTGTATCTGTCCTCGATACGCATACGGCAGAAAACATCGTAAAGTGGATTCATGCCAACCTCTTTAACTGCCCGGTATTCGTGATTACCAGAACAACCGCCGATGATCTTATCTGCAATCGGATTTAATAGCTCAAAGCAAACTTCCTTTTGTTCCATTGGCGAGAGAGTTTCTTCATAAACATTGGAT